AGTCTGCAGATTCAAGTAAACAACCACGCATATCCCAGAGTTCAACCACAGTACCGATCGGGTCAATAAGCTTAAGCTGACAGTCTCTTTTATAAAAATCAGCATAGCCGGATCTACCTGAAACTGTTTCTGCATGAGTTCTAACCCATTCCATAATTTGTTGCGCGCCACTTGGAGCGATTGGATCATGAAGAGTAACTGCCATAGTTCCAAATTCAATAATACCAGAAGATATATATCTTTTACTATTAATAAAAGGAATTGCAATTGAAGCCATTGACACGTTAGGACGGCCAGCGGTTTTTATTAAATATGAATCAACACCTTCTAGAGCGAAGACCCATCTGTTAGTCATTTTAGGTTCGAATTTTCTTGGTAGCATCGAAGAAACATTAAGAGTTTCAGCCATTTTTTTCTCCTTTAAGTAATTAACTTAATTCTAATTATATTTAAATTTCATTTCCGACAACAAAGTCTAATGATATAGTTTCAGCCGTTAATGTGGGTTGCAAAAAGATCTTTCCACGGATGGTATTATTTTCGATATCAGCTTGAGTTGTTGTAGTTGTATCTATTGTTACTCTATAACGTTTCAAACCACCACCAGCTTTAACTCTTTGCAATATAGGCTCAACTCTAGATTTAAAAGCATCTAGAGTAGATTGTCTATTCGGCTCGAACAAGAACGTTCTTGCAATGTCTCTAACTTGTCGACGTAAATCGATCAATAATCTTCTAACACTAATTCTATCTAAACTAGTTTGCGCTCTTAAAAGTGTTTTCTGTCCGAAGAGTGCAAACGTGCCGTTTCCAGTAACTGGATCAGAAGCCTCGACATAAGGATTTATATCAACACTATATAATTTAGATACGTCAGAACGATATACTTGAAATTCTAAACCGGAAGCATTATCAACTGTACCGCGATTAAAACCAGCTGGAGCATTCCAGCTGTTACCTAATTTATCATTCTTTGCTATATTACCTAGTGCAGCAACTGTTGGGGGAACCGTAACATTAAAGCTTTGACCTGTTCTAAGATTTGCTATATTTCCTAGAATAATGTTAGGAAAGAATGCTGCAGCAAAACTAGTATTAAGGGCGCGAGTAGCGAATCTATCTGCAGTATATTGTACATTTAAGTAATTATCAGCGGCAGAATACTCTGCTAACGACCCGGTAATAACATTTGCATCTGCAGTACCATCGGCATCTGCTAATTCAACGTCCATAAGATATAGTGCATCGAATCTTTCTTCAGTTTTAGTAATTGCATAGTCAGTTATTAAAGCTGTTCTCATACCTGGAGTTACTAAAAGTTGAATATCAGTATCTGATTTTTCTGATAATACATCTATACCTTTTCTATATGCAGCAACAGTAGGACCACTCGTTCCACCTAGATTTGATTGATTTTGATATTCTCTGAATGCTGACGCATCTAAGAAATTTTTAGAATCGGAATTGAATACATCAGCGCCGTCATAACCGCCCTGCATAAAAGTTACAAACTTTGCATATCTTGAATTTTTATTTCCACTCATACCCTGTCCAGAGGTACCTTTATCTAAGTCGCTAACTTGCAAGTACCGTTCCCAAGGTTCCGTTGTTCCGCTTCCTGATCTGATATATCTAGCATCGAACCAACCAGTAGGATCTCCATTAGTAGACCCTAAGTCTGAAGCATCAGTAAAATCGATTTTGTTATTATCGGAACCACTAGTTGCGTCATTTACTTTTCTAATTTTAATATTTTCGAGAGTGAATTTTCCTCTATTAAAAATATCAGCATCTAAAACGGATCCTGCAGTAGTATTAGCTGTCCCTGCATTATCTCCTACCCAAGCTGGATAAGACCCTTCGTATCTTGGGAAATATTTGGATAACTCTATTAACAGATCGTTATAATTAACACCAAAATTAGCTCCGCCATAATCAGCTCCACCAGCATCGCTGATTTGATTGATTACAGTTGAAGAATTTGGTACATTGAATTGTACTCCCCAATGATAGTCTTCTATTTTAGCAGAGGTTGCTTTAAGATCTTTTCTAAATGGTACTGGAGGAGTTACCATACCCATTGGAGCATCTTTTTCATCAACCCCCATTATTTTCCTATCCGGTCCTGTATGTCCCCATTGACCAATACCGAATGTTTCACCGCTAGCGCCTGTTAAAGGCGATATCATTTCATAAGTACCAGAAGTTACTAAGTGATAATGACCTCTAAAACCGAAAGGAAGCAACGATGCATCGACTTTTCCATCTCTTACATCTATATGAAGTTCGACTCTTATTTCGTTATTAGGATCAGGAGTTCCATCAGAACGTTTAGGGTTATAAGTACCATCTACGACTAATTTTTGAGCAGCTTCTTCTTTATCGAAGTCAAAGAAGACATTAATATCTCCTATTCTTTTAGCGATAAAGTTATCAGAAGAAGGATTTAAATTAAGATTTGTCCATTTTCTATAAGGTCTTTCGCCAGATCTTGACTTTCTAGAATCGATTCTTCTATAATCGTAAAGCGAAACAGTAAAGGAGCCATAGTCTCCGTCTCTTGGACCTTGCTTAATATTCTCAATTGCTATTTGCCACTTTGAATTTCCACTACTTCCAGCATCTAAAGAATGAAACTTAAAAAGATTATTTACCGCTCCACCAACAGTTTGCGAAATTATCCATGGCGATTCTGCATATCTAAATCTATCTTTAAAAGATTCATAATCAGGCTTATAAGTTCCAGCATCTTGAGTTGCTCTTGTACCAGAGCCGCTTACTAGCCAAAGAGAATTTGTCCATACGTCTCCAGCATTTGTTGCTGCTATTTCAAGATCGGTGGCACCAACAAAATAGGAACCCGTCATTGTAGCATATTTAGGAGCGACTGGAAAGTGCGCATAAAGTAAGTGGCCTTTGGATTCGAAGTCTGCGGGATTAGTATTTAAAACATCAGCTATATACATTTCACTAGTAGGATTCATAGAAGCCGTAAGCACACGAGGAGCCATATATGTTGATGAGTCACCATAAGCATTGCTATTTAGCCCGTTCATAAACATTACAAATGTTTCATTATTGTCATTGGATAAACATCCTACGTGATGACCTGCATCTATACCTGTATCAAAACGATCGTATGCAACCTCAGAAGCGCTGAGATTACTAGACCCTTGCGCTAAGCCATAACCACCCCAGCCAGATAAGGCCGGACGAACTCCGGAAGCAATTAATAATACACCTCTAAGTATCGAGGCCTTATTCGTATCAATCCCAGTGGCGGTATCGATGGGTTGTGTTATTCCCGCGTCATCAAAATACGTCGAACCAGCCGATTCTGACATAAACCCGCCTAAAAAGAAAGTTCTTCCTAGTGCTGGGGCTCCATTGTCAGTAGTGGCAAGATTCGTTGTAACAGTAGAATTGGCATAATAATTACTTCCTAAATCGCCGGCGGCCTGTATTTGCTGATTACCAACAACAAAACCGGCGCGGGTAACAGAATTATCGTCATTTCTAGTTTTTCCATCCCCTACCCCAAGTACCCTTAGATATATTGCGGTTTGATTTTGAAGCTTCGCATCAAACCATTGATTAACCGCAAGAGGGCCAAACTTGATAGAATCTAATTCTCCAAATATGTTACGATAATCGTTCATGCTGTACAAACGTACTGGTACAAAAGCTGGACCTTCCTCTGCTGTCCCTATCACCGCTGCAGGTACTCCCGTAGGATTTGCTGGTGGGGTAACAAAAGAATTGTCTATCTCTTTTGCGACTACTCCTGGTATATTAGCCATTCAAATTCTCCTTTTAAATTCAATTCTTATATAAGTATTAGCTAAAGCTAACTCCGTCACGATCAATAACAAAATCTACCGCAATAAATTCGATCGATCTAGTTGGGACGATCATAATAGTCCCGTTAAGAGTATAATTGTTAGCATCTGTTGCTGTATTATTTGATTCATCCATAATAATTTTAAAGTTTTCTATTCCTGCTGCTGCTTGGATAGCTTGTAGTCTAGGAGCAACTAACTTTATAAACCTTTTCCGAAGAGCGGGTGTATTTTGCTCGAATAGTAAAGACTTAGAGATATTAATAACTTGCCTCTTAACTTCTAAAAGTAATCTTCTTACATTAACTCTGTCTAAAGCTGATTTAGCTCTTTGCAAAGTCTTTTGTCCAAATATTACAAATCCTTCATTAGGAAAGTTTGCAATTGGGTTAATTCTAGCATCGTATAATGTATCTCTTTCGCCTGACGTTAATCTTACTTTTAAGTTTGAAACATCCGATAGTGATCCTCGATTGAAACCTGCGGGTGCATACCAAGCACCAGGGGAATTTGCATCGCTAAAAGATAATGCACTGATTGCAGCAATCGAAGCCGGTACCAATAGTGTTCTATTACTAATACTATCGTTATAATAAACATCGGGAAAGTAAGTCGCGACGTAATTGTTATCTAAATTTCTACCCTCAAAGACTTCAGAGGTTTGAGTTATATCTGGTCTAGTACTCGAGTTTATAAATAATCTTGTTGTTCCATCAGCGGCATAATTAGGAATATCCATAACATATATAGCCATTTGATAATTTTCTTTAATTTTGGTTGAAACAAAGTCTGTAACATACGGATCTCTAATTCCCGGAGTTGTTATTATATGATGCCTAGACTTATAAAGGTCTGTCATAATTCTTGCAGCAACTCTATAAGAATTAATAACGTTGTTTTTATCGTTTGCACCCATCATATAGTTACTATCACTAGTATTAGTACCGACAAGCCCTAAGCCTCCAGTAGAGCCTCCTGAGGCTTTTCCACCGTCCGTTGATGAAGCCATATCATTCAATAAGGAAACATCTGGATCTAATATATTCAAGCCATCATAACCTCCATAAAACATTGTATTAAACTTCATATAGCCAGAAAAGCGATTAAACTTAACTGCGCTTTCTCTTAAGAGCGTAGCGAATGTTGCTCGATTAGTTTGAGATGTTACGTCATAAACGGTATAATATGGAGATGCAGGGCTACCATTTCTGATATATGCTGTTTCTCTTATATGCGCATTAGCACTACCTGTTAATCCGCTAATTGTACCTCCAGATAAACCCTGTCTCAAAGCAACCTTGGCTAAAGTGAATTTATTATTATTAAAAGAGTCTATAGCCGACCCTGTATAAATTTGATCCATTTTAGGAAGACCTTGAAACTTTGCGTATGATTTAACAATACCATTTACACGCTGACCGTTAGCATTTGGGTTAAGTACTGACCCATTTTCATCAGAAGGAGCAATAACATGATATTGAACACCCCAATAGAAGTTTTGCTTATGATTTTCTGAAAGGCCTGGGTGACCAATGAATTCTATATCAGAAGTCGCAATTGATCCAGCTGTACATTTGAATCTCATAGGCAAAGGTGGAACTAAAGAACCAGAGAAGTCACTTGCAACACCGGCTATATACATTCTAGGAGAACCAGCACTTGCAAGTTCAGTACCAGCATCATCATTATTATCAATTGGGTTATATGATAATCTTGGGGAAGTTTTAAGTACTGGTATACCTCTAAATCCGAAAGGAATAGCTGAGGCTGGAATATTTTTATCATATACTTCCGAGTTCATAACTATTCTTACAAACATACTTTTATTAGGATATTTGCCGCCGTATACAAGCCTTCTTTCATCAACAGTTAATGCATCCCAGTAATAAGATGTCTTTTTGTCTCCAACTTGTTTTCCAACAAAACGATCACTATCGGGGTCTAGATTACAACCTAGAAATCTTTCGATAATTTGCGGAGATGCATCTTCATCTTCAAACCTTCTAACTTGCACATCGAAAGTACCGTAAGTATACTCAGGATCTGTACTAGCTTTAATATTAGCTATAGAAACTTTGAATCTTTCATTCATAGCTTCACCGTCGCTCAAAGTTTCGAAGTGAAAAAGATCCCATTCTTTTGAACCATATGGTTGAGATATAATTGCCGAAGTTCTCGGAGTTTTATATCTAGTATCGTATCTACCGAATATATTTAGAAATCTACTTCCCTCTGTACCAAGATAAGCAGCTCCAGAAGCGCCATTCGAACCAGAAAGTAGAGCAACATTTCTATTCCCTTCAACACCTTTTCCACCTTCAGCTACTACTGTAGCTACTCTATCGTCGACTTCATAATCTAGATAAAGAAGATGCTCTTCTTTTTGAAAGTTTTTCGGGTTGGTGTTAAGTACTTTACTAATATAATATTTATCAGAAGGATCTAATGAGCAAGTAAATATTTTATAATGTGCATACGTACCATGATTAGCCCCTGGAAGATTAGCACCGGAAGATGAACTTAGTACTAAACAAAATCTTTTATCATAGTTTACGCCGGCGGAACTACTAGCCCAACTGGGACCATTCTTTATATAATAATCCTCAGCTTGATTCTCTTCTAAAGAAGCTATTTGAAACATGCTTCCGGAAGACATAAATATTTTAGCTCTAATAAGATTTATATTATCAGCAGAAGCTGACCCAGCTTCTTTTACACCTGGAAAACTATCGTTATCAGTAAATATAGGATAACCATAATCAGCATTAGCCGGTACCGAATGCCTTCCAGCTAAGAATATTGCAGTACCTGGTATACCGCCAACATATTCCCCGCCGCTAGCATTACCTTCGACATTAATTTTTCCTTCTGCAGTTTCTCCATTGCCATCGGAACTAAGATCCCATGGGCCAATTTGAAAACCTGCATTGTTAACTAAACCTGTTTCTCTAGTGAGAGTAAGGTGATTGGCCGTAGTATTCGCTCCGGCTCCTAAAACCCTAAGATATGTTACGGACTGACCGCCGTTATCGAACCACGCTTTAACTGCGTATGGTCCGAATTTTAATGGATCTAAGCCACCAAAAACATTACCGTAATTTTGCAATAAGTTACTATTAGGCCCTCTTCCAACATAAACTGGGACGAAAGCTGGACCATATTCAGAGGCTCCTATCACCCCCAAAGGTACCGCCGCATTAGTAGTAGATTCTGACGCCAGGTCAATTTCATAATCAAAAAACCCTGGGCTCCTAAACGTTTTTTCTGCCATTAATGATCTCCTTTAAATCTTTATATAAGTATATTCTAGTTTCTCTAGAATTTAAATTCTCTATAAACTGTTTCACCTTTTCTTCGGTTAGTAGTTTTAATAGCGTAGGTTTTCTTAATTTCCTTACCAGAATTTGGATCTTTTTCTGTATAAGTATAATAGTCTTGTTCACCAGCCATATTTATTCCTATTTGTGCAGTTTCTTTTTTTTGCGCAACCTCAGAATTGCCAATTGACGATCCAGGTAGCGGGTCGTCAACATGCTCAATGTTTTCATGTACATAATCATTTAAATTAGAAGATGGAACATTTACTTTATTTTTTATATGCGGCTTTCCGACTATCAAAGGGTTTCTTTGTGTTTCTACAACACCCATATCGAAAGTAATATATGGCGCCGATATATATCTTCTAATTTGATTATTAACACCAGGAATTTTTGGATTAATTATATATCCTCTTACTTTAATATTAAAACTAGTCTTAACTAATCTTTCCTGATCTATCATGCCATCGTAATTGTTTTGTAGACTTAGTGATGCATCTGCATTTGCAACGAACCAATATCCTTTATCAGTTTCTAGTTTAAAAGTTCTTTGAGGACCCCAAGTAGGAGATAACATTAAAACTTCAATCATATCATTCATTTGTTGCTGATATTGCGACCAAAAAGTTATTTCGTATGTTACATTAAAAAACTTAGGCCTTGGTATTTTTATAATTTCGTATATGTTATTGCTAGAAGGGGTAAGACTGGTTTCTATATAACTATCTCTCAATTTACGATTTGTTAAACCAACATGTTGATCGTCTTGAGTAACGTTGATTTGATTTTTAAGACCTTCTATATTTTCTCTTCTTTTATACTTGTAGTTTTCAGAAGATATCTTTTTCTTAATAGTAATACCTTCCGGAGCTTGAAATATTCCTTCAGGACCTTGTTCTAATCCAGATTTTAAAATAGATATCATAGGAAGCATTAATGCTCCCTGCCTATCTCTAAGGGGTTTCTTTCTTCTTAAAGTAAATGCTCTTTCACCAGTTGCAAATACAGCAGGAATTTTTTGCTGTTCTCCATCTAATTCATAATAAAATGGTATTTCTTTATCAAACAGATTAAATATCGCTCTATCAACATCTTCAACTCCGCATGCGGGCAATTCAAAGTCTTCTGGAATATCATAATTTTCTTGACCAGTGAAAATAGCTTCTGCATTAATACTAAAACTTGACGCCATTAATCATCTCCGTAAAAGCTAGATTTATTACTAGTAGATTTATTAACTTTTTGAGGAGAATCTATAGGCTGCTCTAAAGTTCCATCTTCTATCAAAACTCTTTTATCACCTGTGGCTGTTCCATCAGAAAATGTTTTAAAGCCGCGTTGTTGTTCGAACGTTTCTTGTATAGCATCTGGGTCGTTCAAGTCTCTTCTTGTTGGACCATGTGGAATTTTATTAATTTGACCTTTTCTTGCTTGAATACCGGTTAAACTATAACCGGTTATTTGTTCAACTTGGCCAAATATAATTTTGTCATCTTTTATATTCGTTATTTCAAAGAAATTATCGCCATATGACATATAGTCACCAGTTTGTAATTTAACATTCCTATCAATAACATCTCTTAAGTGAATATAAACTTCTAATTTACTAGTACTTTCATACCCAAATTTATCATTTTTTTGTTCACCAGGAGACCATGAAACTCGAGCATCGATTATTACAGGGGGATCAAAAATCTTATCGATAGCTTCCTCATATATATCATGGACATTAGATATGTCTTCTCTAACTGAGTAATAATATATTTTTGTTCCAATGATATCTTTTGTAATTTCTTTAGTTAAATCGCTTATAAAATCGATTTCTTTAGGGGTTATAAATAGTCTTGCCATATTGTTTCTCCTATCCGACTATGATCGCTTTACCTAACGGAATAGGAACTGTTTTTAATAAATTTTGAATATTTTGAGCCTCTGCTAGCTTAGTCTCTATTAACTTATCGTACGTTAATGAATCTAACATCTCTTTGAGATCTGTTTTTAATTTTTCTTTTTCGCCTTGAGCTTGAGATAAAAGATCTGAGCCATTTAAAGACAGATCGCTGCCTGGAATTGGAATAGTTGTAAACTTGCTTCTTACTAAACCTAATATTTCTTTCGAAAGCGAACAAGTATATTGCCTTATCCATTGCCGGCCCATAGAATTAATATTATTAAAGTTAATATTTCCATATGGAATATTATGAATGGAAGAAATACCGTATAATGTGTCGTCTGTGTATGAAGGAGAAAGCGGATCCATTGGCAAGCCTATTTTAAACCAAAGTTTTCTGCCGGCGCTAGAACTAGTAGGAAGAGGATATATTCGAATTTTAGTACCAGCAATATCGTAACTGTAATTTGATCTTCTGATTCTATTAGAAAGGTCCATTTGACCAGATCTTAAGACATCTTCAAAAGTTGGTAATACATAAAATACTGTTTCTGGTGTAAAAGACTCAAAAGAAAATTCGTTGTTTAAATAATTAATAGCTGAAGTTGTATCAAAAAATCGATATGCAGCTTGGCCACTAAAATGATATACTTCAAATATTCTAAGTTTAGATTTAGAACCAGAAGATTGTGTATTATATATAGTAGTACCATCTTCATTTACAACATCGGTATATATATCATAATCTTGCTTGCTTCCGGTTAACGTGAGAGACCCACTAACAACATTCCAGCTCCCTCCAATACTTGCATGAGCGGCATACGGCTCTGCTTTTCTCATGAGAAATTCTAAAGTTTCTCTTGGATACTTTCCCTCAGCGCCTGTTAAAGATCCCGTACTAGTACCTAGCATATTACTTAATTGAGACTTAGTCATATATTCGTTAATATACTTTCCGTACTCCATTACACTCTCTTCGAAACAAGACCATATTTGCTTTTTAGTTAATTCGACAGAAAGAATGTCATCGCCCAGTTTTCTTTTTACAAATATAACCATTTTATCAGCTTCTGATTGGAATTCTGTATCAGAATCAAAAGCTGCAAATGGGGTTGGGTTATTAGTGTTTGCAAAAATTGTCACAATCATCTCCGAATTACAACTATAAATATGCAAAAAAAACTGATAATACTATATTTATATGCTTATCGATATTAAGGCCGAACTGACTTTACATACAACTGGCCATAATGCAAAAATAAAAAATTAAAAAAGGCTGGTCATTAACAGTGACCAGCCTTGTGTAAATATTACACTCTTTATTTTAAAAGGGTGATTGTCTATCGTTACGTGATAGACGGCGATTTAATTTACTTTTAAGAGTAGCCAAGTCGGCGCTCAATTTATTGATTATAGTTTCTAAGTCGTTGTTAGATTCATTAGGCGAAGTATTAATACTTTCTAAATTAGAAACCTTTTTAACAAGATTAGTTATGACTGTTTCCAAATTGTTAACTTTGTTTTCTGCAGTTGCTAATTGCTTTTTAAGCGCTTCAACTTCGAAGTTAGAAGTTGTTATTGTTGAAGTACCCTGAGTTGTTTTACCAGTAGTCTTCGTTGATTTTTTCTGTATAGGCATAAACCCTCCTCTGTATCAATTATAATTATACACTAAAATGAAAAAAGTAAAAAAAAAACTGCTTGACACAAGGTCAAGCAGTCTAATCGTTTTGTTAATTAACTATATTATTAGATCTAGCTAAAAATAGCGTTAGGTACTGCAGTACAGGCGCCGGCTCCGTACATCCAACCCTCAACACGCCATAACACAGCTTCTCTCGTAAAACAAAGATACGAACCATTGCCGGGACCTCCAGCAGTTGCTCCAGTCAAAGTAAGAACATTATCACCAGATCCATCGGACGTAGTTCCATCAACCATCGGAGTCAATAGCGCGCCGCCGTTTGATGCAGGCGATGCAAACCATCGAACCCAACTTGAAGTTGAAAAACTAGCTTGTGTTGAGTCGGTTGTAAAAGATACAGCTGCAGAATTGGCTACCATTAATTGACCGGCTGTCTCATGCTGCATCTCAATGACGATAACGTCGCCTGGAGACCCTGCAGGAAGAATGCATGCTGATGCTGTTAACGTTCCTTCGACAACATACCGCGTATTAACAACCAGTGTCAACGGATCAAAAGCGCCGGCTGAGATGGATGTCTTTGCAGTCTGCGGGGCTATTATCCCCATGGGGCTTGATACTGTACCGAGTCCCGATTCTTGGTAAAGGCCTTTTGTGGCCGTGATTGATACTTTTGGCATAATTTTTCTCCTTTAAATATTGTTTGAGATTACTTGTCCACATGCTTCCCTAGCTGACGTGTGGGGTCCGCCTTATGTCCACGCTAGGGGCTTACTTATAAGTATACTGATCTTAGCAATTGTTTACAACTAATTTTTAATTAATGTTGACCACCATAATATTTTACTGGCCTGTTGCAGATGTCTATTCATTAGATAATGAGGTATCTCCCATTTTAGTGGCAATTCCTCTGGTTCTTTAATAATTGTTTGATTGTTTGAAACAGTTCCTTGAGGGCTAGTCGACTGTTGGTTCTGTATTATTACTCTTTGTTGTCTTATCCAGTTTATTGTTTTGGTATCTGTAACTACGCCCATTGAGATAACCTGAAGGTTTGAATCATAAAGATACATCGCCACTACCAATTCATGAGTATCTATTGTAATTCTTGTCTCGAGTAAATAGTGATCGTTTTGAAAAGCACACTTTTTTGCATCTTTTTTATAGTCGCAATTGTCCCAAGCGTAATTAATAGTATTAATGTCATAAACCTTAAAATCTTTTTTGTCGCCCATATTTTTATAAGTAGCATTTTTGTTAAGGGTCGAGGAAAAACCAAAAACGATATCGTCGCCGATTATAGCTTCGATATCACTAGTATGATTAATAATTTTTGTTGGAGCGACATATAATTCCAAAGCTCGGTGCGCTTCAACAATAATGGTTTCTGTAGGTATTTCTGCATATATAAGCGAAATTAAAAGTGTATATAAAAAAAGCATAAATTCTCCTTATCAATAAATTATTATACTTCTATTAATTATCAAATAAAACAAAAGAGGCTGGTAAAAATTACCAGCCCCTTAATTAACCTATCTAATTAGATTAGATAATGTTAAGGTCCATAACAGTTACAGTACCGTAGAAGTCAGATCGAACCATCTTCTTACCATATCGAGTCATTACACCTTTTCTTGGGGTGAAGTCTTCTGGGGCGAAGATTGTAGGAGTAACAATCAAAGGTACGTAAGGAGCATATACATATCCAGTTTCTAGATAAGAACCGCCTTTGTAACCAACAAGAATCTTATTTCGTGGGAAGTAAGGATCTTTGTATACAGTGAATCGATTACTAAGAGTACCAACTTTTTCAGCACCAATAGATAATCCACCAGATTGTTGACCGTCACCATCTAAACTGTAAGCAGCTCTATAAAGAACTGAGCTTTCTAGAATAGTAGCTACGTCCGGACCAACAACACAGAAGTTAGCAGAACCACGAAGAGTCTTTCTGTGAATTTGATTAGCACAATCGATGATTGTTTCAGTTAATGTTTCATACCATTCACGAACAGTACCAGTGAATGAAGGTCCTGGATGAAGAGACGAGGCTCTTGTTACCATAGCTCCAGTTTCTTTATTAACAAACTTACCAGGTGAACGTGACCAATAAAGGTTAGCGCCGTTAGCTTGAGTAAGAAGGTCATTAAGAATTTCACGATCCAATTCAAGAGCAATTTGCTCAGAAAGAATTTGAGTCAATTCAACTTCAGCGTCAAGTGAGTGATAAGCATTCAAATCTTGTGCAAGTTCTGGAGACCACTTGGCTCTTAACTTACGAGTTACAGCTGTAACAGCAAGAGATTCAATCTTAATATCAATTTCAGGAATTGTAGGTGATACAGATCCACCAGTTGCATGCATATTAGATTCGAAAGTAGGAATAACTAATGTATCCCCACCAGAGCTAGCTAATGAAGGAGATAATGGGAATGAAACGTTCATCGATGCATTGTCATCCTCTCCAATTTGAGTTATAGTACCAGCAACAGTCATCATAACATAGGCATTAGAATCAGTAAGACCGACCATAGGATCGTCAACGAAAGGACTATCAATACCAGCCCAAGTACCAAGCTTATTAAGTCGACGTACATTTCTAATACCAGAACCACCTTGAACATCCTCGCCAATTTGAGGAGCTCCAAGAGCGAAGTCAGAATCTGAACTAGTGGTGAAAAGAGCGATATCTTTAACCATAGTTAAATCTGCTAATAAACCGCCACTACTAGAAAGAATAGCAGCTGGTACCATAACGATAGCAACATTTGCTAACGTTCCATCATCTAATTTGCTAGCCAATTGCGGATCGAATTGAAGATGACGACCCATAGCACCTGTCATTGCAGTAGATGCTGTTATAGACTGTCCTTTTTCAAAGTTTCCAGATTGGTTAAAAACTCCTTGAAACATTCCATTAGCTGAATTGAAATAGGCTGTAGCACCATTTGACCAAGCAACTTGCTCATGACGTCTAGAATAACCAGAACCAGCAAGATCATATTGACCACCGGTTGCTAAAGATCCAGAGCGAACACCTTTTCCAGCAGGTCCATTATAAATAGATTGACCTTTGGAATATACAGCTGCATCACCAGCATCGGCGCCGTCGCCATCAGCATCATAACCGCCAACTTGAGTTCCATAAGTGTAATCTAAATAGAATAGAAGACCACTAGGAAGGCTCATTGGTTGAATAGAAACTAATTCGTTAGCTACTAACCCGCCGAATACTCGACGAACAATTGGAAAAGCAATATTTGAAAAACCACGAAGATCTCCGGAAGCAGTTCCGGAACCATTACTTAGAGTTGAACTTTCTCTAAGAAGTTGTGCGGCTTGGTTCTCTAAGAGAACTGCCATGTTTTCGCGACCGACACCGTCTATGCCTCTGAGTAAACCCGTTCGGGCCCACTTTTCAGTTAAACGGCGATGTTGAGCACCCATGTGGCGTTGGCGGATGCCCTCGGTCAACTGATTTAAAGTAAATTTTGACATAATTTATATCTCCTTATTATTAATATAATTGTCAACAGTTGAACTAGAACTTATTTCTTAATGCCTGCCAAAGTAGCCCAACGATCCAACTCTGATCCATTTTTGATCGGGGCCGCCGATCGGATAGATTTGCTAGCGGATCCAGACCGATTTACCGATTCACTGAGATTAGACTTTCCTTTTCTCTTGTTAAGTGATTCTGTAAGGCTGGTATAAAGCAACTTGGCTTCACGAAGTGTCTTAGCATTATCTAGGGCTTCGACTATAGTTCGTTGTTGCTTTGAATTTAAGTTATGTTGTTGCATAAGTTTATTAACATATAATAACTTAGCATTAAAAAGATTCGACTCTTTTAATTCTTTTTGAGCTGCAGTAGCTGTTTGCTCTGCAATTAGTATTCTTTGTTTAAGGGCTTTTAATTTATTAGCCTCTTGCATTCGTTGTCTTCTAACTTTAGCTATTCGACGTCTTCTAGACTCTGGTAAAGTTCCTTTTTCAATCTTACCACCGCCAAAAGCAGAAGCTGGTTTACTAGCGTCGCCAGTAGCTGAATTATTAGACATATCTCCAAGTTCTTCCGCTAAAGCGTTTATTAAAGTATCTTCGTCAACTTCAATGACCTCTCCACCGTGTGCAAGAGCTGGGTCAGCATCTTTAGCTTCAGCTTCTTGAATCTTTCTTCTAGAAGGTGTACGTCTAATAGAATTAGCCATTCTTATAATTTCTTTTCGAAGCATAGACTCAGATATTTCTAGAACTTGATTTTCGTCGACGTTTTCATTTTCATCAACTTCTTCTTCAACATCAGCTTCTCTCATAGAACGATAAACTTCTTCAAGATCTAGATCTAGATCTTCTTCATCTTCACCAGCTTCATCTTCAAGATCTAATTCTACTTCAGCTTCATCTTCAGTTTCGGTTTCAGTTTCCATTCCAACTGCATCTGCGAGAGCAGCGACGGCGTCCTTAATTGCGTCAACATCAATGTCAACACCTTCGTCATCTTCATCAACTTCTTCTTCAAGATCTAATTCTACTTCTTCGCCTTCTTCGCCTTCTTCTTCATCGGCTTCGAAAAGCCACCAAGCACTTTCGTTAAGCCGGTCGTTCCGGCCATTTTTTCTTGACATGCTATTCTCCTCTTTTAAAATATTTGTCAATTTTTTTGCCAGTTCAGAACTTGGCTTATGATTAATTTTCTTTATGACTTCATTTAAAGCATAAATTTCATTTAAAATCTTTTTTCGTTTTCTAGAGTTTTTAGCTTCTTTTAAATTAATTAATAGGCTAGCCGCTCTTTTAACATATCTATTATGTCTTTTTGTTTTCATTCTAGACAAAACTAATCGATTTACTTCTTCAATTTTATCTTCATTACCTTCAACGGTAATATTAACAGTTATATTTTCGCCTTCTTCTCCATCGTCCATAGAAACTATTTCGTCTGGAACAGAAGCGTCAGTTGTTGGAATAGAAGAAATTGAAGAATCTAATTCATCAACTACATCAGAAAACTCCGAGGCATCGAATTCAGAATATTCTGATTCTTCATCTAGATCAGAATCTAAGTCATAAGCTTCTAATTCCTGTTCTACTAATCTTTTTATTCTAGGTGCAACAGCTTCAATAATTGCATTTTTTGCATTTTGTTCTGCGACCTCTTTCAGCTTTTTAGCTTCAGCAATTGCTTCTTGATATATATTTGACATTAATCTCGCTCCTGAGAAAATAAGAACATAATATAATTATACCCGAGTTTTACATTTATTTTTTTGATGTCTTTTCTTACCTAAATATTTTTTAAGTCTTTTTCTTTGACCTTTAGAAATAGGATATTGCTTCTTTTTTAATTCTTTTACAATTCCGCTTTTTTTGAATTTTCTTATAAAGTTTTTTACTAACGTTTCATTGTCTCTAGAAGAACTTCCATTAGACTTTTTTAATTTAACCTTAAAATTAAACTTACTCATACCTTTCCCATTATTAACATCCTAATATATTCTCTGAGAATTTCATCTGGTGAATCCTCTAAACTATAAATATACGACTCGTCATCTTCGTTCCAAATAACTTTTGGAGCACTAGACCAGCCTCTTTTATCTCCAATAGGTCGTGAGCGTGACTTGAAGCCAGAAGCCGGGCCTGGAGAGACTGATATTGGAGCAGTGCCACCGAAAGCGCCTGATCTTTTCTTATATAAATTAGGTATAGGGCTTAATGCATTTATCGAAGTTATTGATTCTTGCTGTCTTAAAATAGAATTAGGATTGACATAATGCCCTATATCAGTTTTTTTATAAGCTAATGAATCCATAGGAATAATCTTATTAATTTTAATTTTTAATGCTTTTTCTGTTTCTTCGTCGGTATCTATATCAGATATATCTAAATATTTATCTAGATATGGAAAGCTATTACTTGACTTTCTAGATTTTTGAAAATAAGAAGAAGAACGGCCGTATCCAAGTTCGGTACGGCCGTCAAGACTTGACCTTGATATTGGTCTACTAGATGACATATATGCTAAACACTTTCTGTACTAACATGTCCGTCGAAGCCATCAGCAGAAACTGGATCTAATGGATTATATTGGCCGCTTTTAGCTGAAGTAATGTTAGGATATAAACCTTCATGAACTTTCATTCCTCGAGCCGGTTCACCATGACCCAAAGATTCATATTGAGGTGTAAGAATCGCTTTATGATCTGAGTTATTTCCCAAACTTTGATCCGGCATATATGGATTAAGTTTCTCAGCTACGGTTTCCGCAACTGGGCCAGCCTTTTCAATATTAGCAGAATAATCATGGCCAAAAGGAGTTACCCCGTCTTGAAAATATGTTCCATAATTGCTTCCAGCACCGTCATAA